CTACTTCTATAATTGATACTAGTTTAGGAACTTTTAATGATGATGGTTCATGTATATTTTTAGGCTGTACAGATAATGATCCAAACACAAACGGCGGGGTAGCACTTAATTATCAAGAAGATGCAAATCAAGATAATGGATTGTGTGAGTATGTTATTGAAGGTTGTACAGATGCAAATGCAGCTAATTACGACCCTAATGCAAACACAGATGATGGAACATTTTGTGAGTATATAGCTTGTGGTGATACTAATGCACTAAATTATAATCCTGCATTTATCTTAGATGATAATACTTATACAGATCAAACAGTTCAAAACGCTGCTCTTTGTGATTATTCAGGATGTATGGACAGCACCGCAGCTAACTTTAGTATAGATGCTGTTCTTGATACTAGTCTTTATGCTGATGAAACTGAACAAAATAATACTCTTTGTCAATTCCCTGGATGTTTAGATCAAAATGCAATTAATTATGATGATCAGGCTATTTTAGATAATAATCCAGACAATGATAATACTATATACAATAATGCTGCAGAACAAAATGCTATTTTTTGCCAATATAGTGGTTGTATGGATGATACAGCAGGAACTAATACAGATGTTAATGGTAATGGTTTATACTTAGCACTTAATTATGATCCAGACGCTATTCTTGATAGTAATACTTATGCTGATGTAGAGGAACAAAACACAGCTCTTTGTAGTTATACAGGTTGTACTGATGAAGCAGCTAATAATTATGATGAACAAGCTACAATAGATGATGGTTCATGTGATTATGATGTAGATGATGATGGAGTTTTAGATGCAGATGAAATAGTAGGATGTCAAGATCCAACTGCAGACAATTATAATGAATTTGCTACAAACCCGGGAGAAGTAGGAAACTTTACAGCTCAAGATTATTTTGATGGTGGTTGTATTTATACAATTGAAGGTTGTACAGACACAAATAGTGATAATTATTTAGATCCAGCCACTTTAACACTACCACAAACTGCTGATAATACAACTATACAAAACACACAGGCAGGTACTGCTAATGATCCTTGTCTTTTACCCCCAGGATGTACCGATCCAAACGCAACCAATTATGTAGGTGATGACGACGTTGCCTTTACAACAGATAATGGATCATGTATATTTGCAGGTTGTTTAAATGACTTAGCTAATAATTACATAGGATCAATTGTTTCAGATATAGTAGGATATAATGGTATAACTCCAACTGATAATCCAACTAGCTTTCAAGATGATGGTAGTTGTACTTTTGATTATTGTTCAGATTCTGATTACGGAAACTATGTTTGTGTTGTAGAACCTTCATTATGTACTGATCCTACTCAGGGAGGTCTTCAATGTGCTTCAGCATGTCCAAATGGAGAATTTAATCCAACTTTAGGAACAATAAACACGGATATAAATTTATGTGAAGTAGTAACAGAATATTGTCCCGATGAATTAGCATTTAATTATACAAATCCTACTACTCTTTCGGAACAAGTAACAGTTAACACGGCAAATACAGCTATGTGTAAGTATCGTTATTGTGATGAAGATACTGCTTATAATTATTCTGGTGTTAGACCAGATGGTCAACCTTGGAATAATGATGATATAGGTGATGATGGTTTATGTGAATTTGTAGGATGTGCAGATTCAACTCTAGCAGGTGGAATTTATGAATCAACAAACCCATCTACAATATATACAAATACAGGTGGTTTAGAGATATATTACTACCATGATAATAATAGTGGTTGTGAAATGGATCCACAAGCGGCTATAGATCCAAATAGTCTTGAACCTACAAACAATTTATCCCTTACTGATTATAGTTGTTGTCCAAACGCAGGAATATTTGGATGTACAGATAATGGGGGTACAACAAATAACGGAACTGGAATATTATTTGGTCAACAAGAGTGGCAAGCTACACCAGATCCATCCTCAGGAGTAACCGATTCTTATGCTACTCAAACAGGAATACAAGCATATCCATTTAGTACTCCAGGTGCCTATAATCCAAATGCTACAATTGGTGCTATTAATTATAACTCCGATGCTCAAATTGATGATGGTACTTGTGAATATAATATAGGATGTTATGATCCGGATGCTTTTAATGGTGATTCATCAAATCAACTTGATACCCAACCCGATAGTAGCTGTAAATATTGTAAAGACATAGTAGCAGTACAATGTAATCCAGATCCAGATGAAAATGGATATGCCCAAAATTATATAGATATGTTTGGCTCACTTGAAGAACAAATTGATATTGATAGTTTAAATAAATTTAAAGAACCTCAACCACCAAAACCTTCAAAAAGTAATTTTAAACATACAATAACAAGAGTATGTGCTACAATTGGTGGTGAAACACCTCAAGTAGGTGATGAGTTTTTAGCTCAAGGTATACAATATACATCAGCGGGCACAGGAATAGTTAGTGGAGTAAATCAAGTCTTACCAATAAATGAAGTTGAAGATGTAGAAATAGACCCTAATACTGCTATAGATGATCTAGAATTTGAAACTTGTTGCTGTCCAGGTGGTTTGCCAGGATCTCCAAGTTTTACTGCAAATGCAGCTCTTCCCGGAGGGTGTGCCTCTATTGGATGTAGTTCTGGTGCTTGTGATGAAGGAACTACTGGTATAGTCCCTACAGTATATGATTCAGGAAAACCAGGAAAAACAAACATAACAGCAGTATTTAGAGTAGAATCAATAGAGAACCCAACAAGTAATAATAATATTAATTTTCAACCTTGGCAATGTAGTAAAAGACCACCTAGTAGTGGTTTGGGTATAGACTTTGGGAAGCCAATAGACGTAAAACCTTACGAAGGACCAAAACTAAAAATTAATGAGATAGAAATTAGTAAAAAACTAAGAAAATCATTAACAGAAATGTTTAAAAATAAAAAATAACATGAAAGGAAAATTTAAAGATATAGCTAAAGAATTTGGATTACTAAATGAACAACAAGTTCCTAGTGAACCAGCTAAAAATACTACAGCGGGTGAATTTGAAGTAGACGTTCTTGTTCAAAATGAAAAGGAAAAAGTTAAAATTAAATATGGTCAAGCTACTGGTCCTTTAGAAGATGTTACTATTAGTTGGGGAGATGAATCTCATCCTAATATTGATTTTGAAGAAGGTGATGAAGTACAAGATCATGATAATGAAGGTAAAGACATAGATTTTGTAGCATATTCACAAGATGATAAATGGAGATTTATAGTAACTGTTTCAGTAGAAGCTAATTACGAATTATCAGGTAATATACAAGATGTATATTGGGATACTTTAGAAATAGATGTAGATGATAGTAAAGTAGATAGTATAGAAGAACAAGATACATCAGATACAGATGACTATGGTCGTAGTATTTCTGGTAAAGATAAAAGAACTTTTGTAGATCCTAAAGATTTAATGCCCTCAGCAAGAGCTAAAAAAATGGTAGATAATAAATTTACAGATGATCTTGAAAAAGAAATTGAAGAAAAATTTGATGAATATAGTTCAATTCGTGAAGAAAAACCAGGAATGTATAGAGTTAAATTTTCATTTGTAAGAAGAGAATTTGATGATAAGGTTTGGGATGAAATGCTAGAATTTATTACAGATAAAGGATTTGAAATAGATGAAAAAATGACAAGTAATTATTATGAACCTAACTATGATAGAGAAGAACCAGCAGAATCTGTTCCAATGATTTATTTTTCAACTGAAGAACAAGATGATTTTGAAGCAGGTTTCAAAGCAGAATCATTACAAGAAATATTTAAAAGAAGAGCAGGAATTATATAATAAGTTATGTTAAAAAAAGAATTTAAAAGAAAAGATGTACAAAGAGCCCGTAATTTAATTATGGGCAATTCTGGTGCTTCAACTGGTACACAAATAGGTTATAAAAAAGAAATTAAAGATTACAAAGAAGGTGATGTTTGGACTGAAGGTAGAAAAACATGGACAATTAAAAATGGTATTAAACAAACCGTATCTAAATTAGATACAATTAAAAAAGAAGTATTTATGCCCTTATGTTGCCCAAAATGTAATAAAATAATGAAAAAACGTTTGGATAAACCAAATTATAAAATTCATAAAAAATGTCATGATTGTGTTATAGAATTTGAACATAAATTACGAATTCAAAGTGAAGAAAAATACCAAGAGTATCTTAAAAATTTAGAATATAAAAACTCTATAGATATTTTAAAAGAAACAGAAGAACTACTTTTAGGATTAGTCAATAATATTTCTAATAAAAGTTATGTTTCTGAAGATGGTGTAATTGAAAAATGGGTAGGTGGAGTAGATAAAAAACAACTAATTAATAAAGTTAAATCAGAGTTTAAAATAGAAAGAGAAAAACTTAAACTAAATGACAACGAAGGAACTGAAGGAACTAATTAAACAACTTGTACAAGAATATACTGGTACAGGTGCTAGTGGGGGTAACGCTACTGATGGTAACGATATTCCTTCTCCTAGACCTTTTGCAGACGACGAAGAAGAATTAGAAAACTATTTATTTAAAAATGTATATGGAGGTGAAGGAGGTCATTATAGAAAAGATTCTGATCCATTTAATTATAATAGAACTAAAATGGGTATGTTTGAATTAAAAAACTACATTAAAAAATATCTAAAAGAACAACTAGATCCTGCAAAAATGCAAGGATTCCAAGATAAAAAAATCCAATTACAAAAAGATCTATTAAGAGTAGATTTAGATATTACAGATGAAACAGCAAAAGCATCACTAGCTGCTATAACCCAACAACTAGCAGCTACTGTAGAACCTTTAGCTAACGCAGATAAACAAGTATCAGATGCAGTTGAAGAAAAAAGTTCTTTAAGAAATCAAGAAAATCAAATAAATAATGAATTAGATGATCTAAATAAATTAGAAGTTGGGGTAGAAATATCATCTCAAGAAAAAGAAAAAAGAAAAAAAGAAATAGAAGAAAGATTAGCTCAAATTAAGCAACAACAAGAAGCTGTAGAACAAAAAATAGAAGCTGGAAAACAAGCTAAACAACAAGTATTAGATCAAAGAAATCAAATAAATAAATCTGCTGGACAACAACGAGCACAATTTAATCAACAAAGAGCCCAACAAAAAAAGGCAATAGCTCAAGTAGGAAAAGTACAAGAAATCAAAGCCGATGATTATGGTAGTGCTACTTTAACTACTCAAGGACAATATAAAAGTAGATTTACTAAAACAGGAAAACCCCCAGGAATAATGGAAAAAGAAAAACTAAACGAATTTACTGATTATGGTCAGGAAGGAAGATACCCTAAAAAAGAAAACCCCGGTGATATGTTCCAACAAAAAGAAGTAGAAGATATGTTTCCTAATGGTATGGCTTCTAGAAGTGATAAAGCATTTCAAGCTAGAGTAAAACAACACGCTGACTGGACTGAAGAACGTGCTTTTAATACTACTTTCGTTCACATGCAATACCATGAAACAAAAGGCTTAGAAGATGAGTATTTTATTTACCAAACACAACATTTTAATGGTAATTATGATGATTTTAGAAACCCTAAATTTTCTCTATTAAGTATTATAAAAAACAAGGACACTGAAAACGAAAAAAATTTAGGTGAATATATTGTTGATACTGATGCTTATATAAAAGACTTAGAAGATCTTAAAGAAAAAGGTGTATTAGGAGATAAAGTAATGGAAAATATAAATGAAATGAATGCATGTACAAAATGTGGTAAAATGGGACACGATGCAAGCTCCCACAAACGCGATCACGAAGGTAAAATGGCTAAATCCCAATTATATAAAATCCATCAATATGCAGAAAGATTATTGCATATGTTACCAGATGATGCCCAACTTCCAGCTTGGGTACAAGCAAAATTTACAAAAGCTGCTCATAGTATAGGGGCTGCTTTCCATTATTTAGATTATGAAGTTATGTCTCATCATGATAATCTAATGGAAAATATGGATTCTTATAAAAGAGAAGCATTGATGGAAGGTACTATGAAAAAATTCTTTAAATTATTTGAAAAAGGAAAAACAAACGAAGAAGTACTTAGACATTATGCTGGTAGGGGAGTAGCAATACCTGAAACATTTTTATCTAAAGCTAGAAAACAATACGAAAATTTAAAAAAACAAAAGTTAGAGATTGAATTTTCTGAACAAGAAGCTAAAGACTTTAAATCAACCCCAAGACTTCAAGAACCAGCTGAAGAAAGTAAAAAATTATCTTCACGCTTATATAAAGAAAAATTAGATCCAGTAGGACAAGAAGATGGGGATATTGATAATGATGGCGATGAAGATAAAACAGATCAATATTTATTAAAGAGACGTAAAGCTGTTTCTAAAGCTATTAAAAAGCAAAAGAAAAAGAAATAATGAAGAATCTTAAAAAGTACATAAAAAAAGAAATTAAATCTTTAATTGAAAATAAAATCGTAAAACGATACGATATGCCAGAAGAAATTAAAGATGCTTTAGAAAATCAACTTGAAATGTATCCTTTAATACGTTTTGTTAGTAATTTAAAAGCAGTTAATTCTATTCCACCTTCATATAGAGTTTTTCTTTTAAATGGAAATCATTTTGATATAATATATGAAGATTATTCTTTAATGGTTAAAATAAATAAAACAGAATATTATTTAGCAGACTTAGATGAAAGAAATTATGCTAAAAAACACATAAATAGATTATTAGTAGATCCTATTATAAAAACAGGAGATGAAGAGGCAGAAGATGCAGCAACAGATACACCTTCCCCAACCCCAACTCCTCCCCCACCGCCAACTCCAACACCTGAACCTGAAGAACCAGAAGCATAATGAAGTTTAAACAGGCATTTAAAGAATTATATCAGGACGCTAAACAAAAATATGATATTCAGCAAGCGCCTAAACTTATCTTACGTAAAGATGAGGAAAATGCTCAAAAACTGTTTGGACGAACAGCTTACTATAATTCAGGAACTAGTGAAATAGTTGTATTTATTACAAACAGACACCCAAAAGATATTTTACGCTCTTATTGTCATGAATTAATTCATCATGTACAAAATGAAAGAGGTGATTTAAATAAAGGTGATATGTCATCTCCAAAGTATGCACAAGAGGATGATCATATGAGAAAAATGGAAATGGAAGCATATCTTAAAGGTAATTTACTTTTAAGAGATTTTGAAGACAATTTTAAATACTAACAGTTATGAGTATATTAACAAAAATATTTAGTGGCGGAGCAGCCGATTTAGTAAAAGGTGTAGGAGGAGTCTTAGATGATTTAACTACATCAAAAGAAGAAAAACTAGAAGCAGAAAGAAAGATTAAAGAACTAATTGCTAACTACGAGATCGAAATGGAAAAAAACATTACAGACCGTTGGAAAGCAGATATGAATTCTGATTCTTGGTTAAGTAAAAACGTTAGACCACTGATTTTAATATTCTTAGTTGTTTCTACGGTTTTAATGATATTTATTGACGCTGGAACAATTCAGTTCGTTGTAGAAGAAAAATGGACAGATTTATTACAGCTAGTATTAATTACCGTGATTGGTGCTTATTTTGGTGGTCGATCATTTGAAAAAAGAAAAAAATAATGGCAAAATTTGATTATAAAAAATGGGTTACCGAAAATAAATATGGTAAAATAAATGAACAAGCAGGAACTATGTGTTATGCTTGCCAAACACCTGATGGAACTGGAATATACGGTAAGTCTCCAAATCCAATTAGTGCTGCATCAATAAATGGAGGTACTATAATATCAACACCATTATCAACATTACAACAACAATCAGGTTACACAGCTATGGGTGGAGCAGTTATGAATGGTAGTTATATAGGAGACCCTAATTTTACAGGAATAAGTTCAGGATGTGGAGGAGGACCTGCAATAGGATATTTTTATGATCAAGCTTTTGTTACAGGATTTTGTCCTTCAGTAGGTTCAGGTACAACAACTACAACAACTACACCAACAGGCTCAGCAACAGGTTCAGGTGCTGTAACGGGTTCAGCAACAGGTTCAGGTACAACAACTACAACAACAGGTTCAGCTACAGGTTCAGAATGTTTTTATTGTGATCCTTTTGTATATGCACAAACTCAACAATTAACTCCTTATCCGGGTTCACAACCACATTCTAATGGTATCTTATGTACCCCTAACAATGTACCTATTTCAAGTTTACCAAATCCTTTTGATAATTCAAATCCTGGTTTTACATTTCCAAATCAGGTTCAACTTGTTCATCCTAGTATGGATGGGCCTAGTTCTACTTATGTAAATTGGACAAATATGAATATTGGATGTGCCGCATCAGCATCTTTAATAACCTCAACAGGCGGTCCTACACAAGCGGGAACAGGTAGTTTTGATGATTATGGTATAGGAGGAGGTACCCAATTTAATTATCCTAATAATTGGAGTGCTACAGGTTGGACAAATAATTTTGTTGACATGATGTTAGCTCATCCTAATCCTTGTAATTTCCTAAATCAAAGATATAACCAATTTGGAAATCAACTACAACAAGGTGGTATGGGACCACTACAAACTAATTTAACTTATCAAAAGTTTGCAGTAGTACACGCATTACTTGGGTTAACAGGATGTGGTTTACCTAATCCAAATCCATTTACTTCATTATTACAAGAACAAATTAATGAAATAAAATTAGACCCTGCAGCAAAACAAATATTACAAAAAAGGGAAAAAGAAATCAGAGGACTAAGTCGTAAAAAAGAAACAGGAAAAAGAAGAAGAAGAAACGAAAATAAAATAAATACTTTAAAAAGAATTATTAAAGAAACCCTTTCAGAACTTCAAGAAAAACAAAAAGCATGTAGTTGTAGAAATGGTGTTTGTAAAACTGCCGGAGGTGATTTATGTCCTTCTCACGAATGTGGGGGAGCTTGTAAAGGATCTGAAAGAGGCCGTGATAGAAAAGATGAACTATATAATGTTGGAAAAGATTATTGTGTAGTAGATGGTGATGGAATTGAAGGCCCTTTACCTGATTGTTCTGGTGGATGTCCATGCAAAGCAGGATGTGTTTGTATAAATAAAGATACAGGTTATCCTAAAGGTATGGTTATGGCTAAAGATAGATCTATGGGTAAACTAAAACGTATAAAAGGAAAAATGGTATACTATAGAGAAAAAAGAATAATGAGAGAAACAAAAGGTTGCACTAGTTGTAATAAATAAAACTAATAACATGAAAGATTTAATTTGTAGAACCGTTTGTAAACTAACTTTTAACAAAGTATGTTTCGGATGGTGCAGCCCTAAATGCTGCTAAAAACATTTAGTCCGATTCATAGCCGGACGACTTAAAAAATAATTATGGAGCTGTGGCCCAATCCCTTGGATTGGGTCACTTTTTTTTGTATATTAACTAAAAATAATCAAGTATGACTAAAGTAGTAATTGTAGGAGCAGGAGTTGCTGGTATAAACGCAGCAACTAAATTAGTAGACAACAATTTTGAAGGAAAAATCACTATTATTGATATGGGTAAAGATCCATACAGCAGATTACCTGAAGAAGTAATGACAGGTATGTTAGGTGCTGGTGGTTGGTCTGATGGTAAATTAACTTACCACACTTCAATAGGTGGTCAATTATCTAAATACTGTGGAGACGAAAAGGCAATGGAATTAATGGATCAAGTTATTAATAATTTCAAAAGATTTCACCCTAAACCAGAAGAAGTACAATGCTCTAATCCAGTAGCAGAACCAGATTTTATTAAACCTTATTTTGGTTTAAGATTATTCCCTGTGTGGCATGTTGGTACGGATTATTTACATGAAATTGGTAAAAATTGGTATAACTATTTAGTTGATAATGGTGTTGAATTTCATTGGGAAACTAAAGTTGGTGATATTGATTTTGATAATCAAGAAGTATATTGTGGTTTAGGTTCTAAACATGAACTTAGTTTTAAATATGATCAACTTATTTTTGGTGTAGGTAAATCAGGAATTGATTTTGGAAAACAATTAGCAGAAAGGTATGAATTACCTACAGAACCTAAATCAGTACAAATTGGAGTACGTTTTGAAGCACCACAAAAGCACTTTCAAAAATTAATTGATGTGTCTTATGATTTTAAATTATATAGAAAATATGATGATAAAGGTGTATCATTAAGATCATTTTGTACTAATAATAATGCTGCTTATGTAGCTGCTGAACACACTTATGGAGATATAAGTTATAATGGTCATGCTAAAAAAGATGAATCATATAGAAATGATATGACTAATTTTGGTATTTTAATGGAAATTAGAGGTATAAATAAACCATTTGACTGGTCAAGAGCAGCAGTAGAAAAACTACAACATGAAGGTGTAGGTTTATTTTATTCACCATCACACAGAGTACCTTCAAAAACATCAGAAGGTGATTATGTAAAAACACACGTTGTAAATAGTATGGACCCATTATGGGATGCTATTGGGGATTATGCTTCATATATTCACGACTTTATTGAAGATATGGAAAAAGTATTTCCAACACTAGGTAAAGATTGGGGTATTTATATGCCTGAAGTAAAATATTTATCACCAGAACCATTAGTTAACTACAATGATTTAAGTCTTACTAGGTTTCCTAATGTACATTTTGTAGGTGATGCATTGTCAGCAAGAGGTATTACAGTGTCAGGAGCTCAAGGTACATATGTTGCTGAATCATTATTAAAGACAAAACAAGAATTTCCTGATTTTCACGAACATAGTATAGTAAGTTATGAATAAACATCAAATAAATGCTGAACAAGCAAGAAAAGAACAATTAGATAAAGTTCAAAGATCAGTTAATCCAAAAACTAAAGTAAGAAGAGTATCTAGAATAGAAGAAGATGGCTCTAAAACAACAGCACATGTTTTAGATTTTGGTGACAGAGCAGTATTTCATAGTGATGAAGGTCCTGCTTTAATTAATAAAGAACAAAAAAGAAAAGAATATTATTTAAATGGTATTCAATATGATTTTGATACATGGAATGAAATACAAAAAGGTAAAGAAGGATTACCTTGGTATAAAAATCCAGCATTTAAAGGAACAGTAAGATTTTAATATGAAAATAGGTTTTTGTGGAACAATGAGTGTAGGAAAAACTACACTAGTAAAAGCATTAAAGGAGTTACCTGAATTTAAAAATTATACTTGTAGAACAGAACGTTCAAAGTATCTTATGGAAATGGGTATCCCATTAAATACAGATAGCACTTATAAAGGCCAATTAGTATTTGCAGCTGAAAGAGCAGCTGAGTTAATGCAAAAAAATATTATAACAGATAGAACAATTATTGATGTTATGGCATTTTCTAAATTATCTACATCAATGAAAGACTATGAAAAACACCACTTGAGTTCAGCTTTATTTCACTTAATACAAGAATATGATCATTTATTTTATGTTTCACCTAAAGGTGTAAAAATAGAAGATAATGGTGTCAGAGAAACAGATGCTGAATATAGAATGGCTATTGATAGAGAAATAAGATCAATTATAGGAATGCATTGTAGAAAAAAAGCTATTACTATTAGTGGCACAACTGAAGATCGTATAGCCCAAGTACTATATAGTATTGAAGCAAAATCATATATGAGATAATAAAGGTTATACGTATAACCATATGGCAAATACTAATATAAAACAAATCATAAAGCAAGAGTACATCAAATGTGCTAAAGACCCAGTCTACTTTATGAAAAAATACTGTTATATTCAACACCCAACTAGAGGTAGAATACAGTTTAATCTTTATCCTTTTCAAGAAAAAGTACTTACTTTACTAAATAAAAATGATAGAAATATTATTTTAAAATCTAGACAGTTGGGTATTTCAACACTATCCGCAGGTATTTCTTTATGGATGATGGTGTTTCAAAAAGATAAAAATATATTAGTAGTTGCAACCAAACAAGACACAGCAAAAAACTTGGTAACTAAGGTAAAATTTATGTATGATAATTTACCTTCTTGGTTACAAATTGGTTTTGTTGAAAAAAATAAATTAGCACTGCGGTTAAAAAATGGTTCTCAAATTAAAGCAGTATCAGCAGCAAGTGATGCTGGTAGATCAGAAGCAATTTCTTTGTTGATTATTGATGAGGCTGCCTTTATTGAAGAAAATAGGATCGAAGACATTTGGGCATCATCACAGCAAACACTTTCAACGGGTGGTAGGGCAATTGTATTATCTACACCAAATGGTACAGGTAACTTTTTCCATAGAATGTGGGTTAAAGCTCAAGAAAATCAAAATGGATTTGTACCAATTAGATTACCTTGGACAGTACACCCAGAAAGAAATCAAGCTTGGAGAAACCAACAAGATGCTGAATTAGGAGGAAGAATGGCAGCACAAGAATGTGACTGTGATTTTACAACCTCTGGTAATACTGTATTTGATGTTGATGTTTTATCGTACTATGAAAGAACCTATTTATGTGATCCTGTAGAAAAAAGAGGTATAAATGGTGATTTGCATATTTGGGAGTATCCAGACTATAATAGGAATTATATAATTGTAGCTGATGTAGCTAGAGGTGATTCTAAAGATTATTCTGCATTTCATATTATTGATATTGAAGAAGCCAAACAAATTGGTGAATTTAAAAGCCAAATAGGTACTAAAGAATATGGCCATATGTTAGTTGCAATAGCAACTGAATATAATAATGCCTTATTAGTTATTGAAAATGCAAACATAGGTTGGAATACAATTCAAGTAGTAATAGATAAAGGATATAAAAATTTATATTATTCACCTAAAGGAGACGCCGCAACTAATGCAGACGCATTTTTAGCTAAATGGCATGATATAGTAGACACAACTAAAATGGTTCCTGGTTTTACAATGAGTATGAAATCTAGACCTCTTGTAATAGGTAAATTAGATGCCTATATGAGAGAAAAATCAGTAATAATTCAGGGAAAACGAACATTAGAAGAATTAAGAACTTTTATTTGGAAAAATGGAAGAGCAGAAGCCCAAACAGGATATAATGATGATTTAATTATGTCTTTAGCTACAGGGTGTTATGTAAGAGACACAGCACTTAAATTTGCACAACAAGGAATAGATTTAACAAATGCAACACTAAATAATTGGCAAAAAGGCCCTCAAGCTATATATAGCAATAAACCTAATAAGGGACAAACAGGTTGGTCTCAAGATTTAGGAGAACACGGACAACAAGATTTGACTTGGCTCCTTTAATATATTTATAACAAACAACTAAAGAATGGCAGATACTAGTTTATTTTCAAGATTACAACGTTTATTTTCAAGTGATGTAATCATACGAAATGTAGGAGGAAAAAGACTCAAAGTAATGGATACTGCTAGAATCCAAAAATATGGAAACCTAGCTACTAATTCACTTTATGATAGATTTACACGTTTACACAAACCTGTAGGATCATCACTACAGTACAACCCAACACTAAATTATCAGTCAATGCGACTACAGCTTTATAGTGATTATGAAGCTATGGATCATGATCCAATTATCGCAGCTGCACTTGATATTATTTCTGATGAAACTACAGCAAGAAATGAATATGGACAAGTACTAAATATTAATTCATCAGATGAAAATATTAGAAAAGTATTACATAATTTATTTTATGATGTTTTAAATGTATAATTTAATCTTCCTACATGGGTTAGAAACATGTGTAAGTATGGTGATTTTTATCTTAAATTAGAAGTATCTGAAAAATTTGGTGTATTTAATGTTTTACCTTTATCTGTTTATGAGGTAGTAAGAGAAGAAGGAACTGATCCTGAAAATCCTTCTTATGTTAGATTTACTATGGATCCAAATGGTTTAGCCTCAGGAGCAACTAATACAATTAGACGAGATCAATTTACATTAGAAAATTATGAAGTTGCCCACTTTAGATTACTCACAGATTCTAATTATCTTCCTTATGGTAGAGCTTATTTAGAACCAGCTCGTAAAGTATTTAAACAATTGATGTTGATGGAAGATGCGATGTTAATCCATCGTATAATGAGAGCCCCAGAAAAAAGAGTATTTTATATTAATGTAGGTCAAACAGATGCTGATAAGATAGAACAATTTATGGCTGATACAGCTAATAAAATGAAAAAAACACCCTATATAGACCAAAATACAGGTGATTATAATCTTAAATTTAATGTTCAGAATATGACTGAAGATTTCTTTATTCCTGTTAGAAGTAATGATGCTACAACTCGTATTGATACTACTAAAGGTCTAGATTATGACGGTACAACTGATATTGAATATTTAAAAGCTAAAATGATGGCTGCCCTTAAAATACCTAAACCATTTTTAGGTTATGAAGAAGGAGTAGAAGGTAAATCAACATTAGCAGGTATGGATGTTAGATTTGCCCGTACTATAGAACGTGTTCAAAGAATTATAGAATCAGAATTAACTAAAATAGCATTAGTACATTTATATTCTCAAGGATTTACAGATGAACAATTAGTTGATTTTTCTCTAGAATTAACTACACCATCTATTATATATGAACAAGAAAAAGTAGAATTATTTACTTCTAAAACTACAGTAGCCCAATCAATGATTGATAATAAAATCTTTAGTAAAGATTGGGTTTATGAAAACATATACGGTTTATCACCTGATGAGTATGCTGACCAAAAAGAAGCTATGCTTGATGAAGCAATGCAAAAGTTCAGATTATCTCAAATTGAAAACGAAGGTAATGATCCTGTAGAATCAGGTATATCATATGGTACTCCCCACGATTTGGCTTCATTATATGGTAATAAAAGAGATAAAGCAGTAGGTCCAGCTCAAGTACCAACAGGGTATGATGAAAAAGATCCAGGCAGACCAGTAGAACGTCCACAAAATTATGGTTCTGATAAAGGAAACTTTAGTAGAGATCCACTAGGTAAAAAAGGATTATCACCAGATAGACCCGAAAGGTCAACAGATTCTAATAGGGTTTCTACATTTGAAGCTGCTAATATCAAAAAATCTCTTCAAAAATTTCGTAATAAAAAACAAATTTTAAAAGAAGAAGAAGAAAACGGGCTTTTAAGTGAAAAAAACATTAAGTCTCAAAAATAAGTTTATATTTATATATAGATAAATTGCAATTTATAATGAAAGTAAAACATTCTAAGTACAAGAATACTGGAATTTTATTCGAACTCCTCACAAGGCAGCTAACAGCAGATACTATTGCTGGAAGTAATCCAAAGGCCTTATCAATTATTAAAAAATATTTTAGTGGTGATTCAACTCTATTAAAAGAGTATAAAATTTATCATACATTTGTAGGTAAAAAGTTTAAAGAAGAATCAAACGCTACAATGTTAATAGATACATTAATAGAAGCACATGGAAAGTTAAATAAAGGTCAGTTAAGAAGAGAAAAATATAATTTAATTAAAGAAATTAAAGATACATATGATGTAAATGATTTCTTTAAAGCTAAAATTTCAAACTATAAGATAATGGCATCTATTTTTAATTTACTTGAAAATAAAAATGCTTCTCCGTTATCAATAGTTAATTCAAAAGTAACATTACTTGAACATATCACAGGTAAAACATTAGAAAACAAACCTAAAAAAGATGTTGTAATGGAAGATTATGCTAAGTATGATAAAGATACTAGATTACTTACATATAAAGTTTTACTTGAAAAATTTAATGACAAGTACAGTGGTTTAGGAGAAAACCAAAAAAACTTATTAAAAGAATATGTTAACAGCGTTACTAATAGCCCTGCTCTTAAGTCTTTTATCAACAAGGAAATCAAGACGGTTAAAAAAACAATTACTGGATACTCTAAAAAAGTGGAGGATAAAGCAGTAGTTGTAAAATTAACTGAAACAAGAGACATGATTAAACCATTATGTAAAAAATCATCTGTTAATGATGATAACGTTATTAACTTGCTTAACTATTATGAACTAGTAAACGAGTTAAAAACGATCCATGGTTAGTCTTACTGACATATATAATTTAAATGAATCTGTTTTTAGTGAAATTAAATCAGATAGAGATCCCTCTAGAGGAAATAAAGGAAAAAATCGTGAACAAGATTTTGAATTAGTTAGTGGAGAACCTGATCCTGAAACAGGTAGAGTTACATCTAAAGTAGTCCGTAAACCTTCTATATCTAATATGATTAAAGATATAGAAGCAGAAATTCAAGATTTTGAAAAATTAGTAGAAGATAAACCTGAAGATGTAGTATTATATAATATTTCTGAAGAATTAAAAGAAATATATAATAAGTTTAGAACTCACGTAAGAAAAAATTATCCCGAAGAATATAAAAAAGTTCAAGAAGCAAGTACAACAGGTACAGGAGCTTCATTTACTCCTGGTGTTAGTATGGCATATGCTACTCCTTACGCTTTTGGAGATAATAAAAGAAAAAAGAAAAAAGGCTATATGGGTTATAAAGAAGTATAAATGGGACAGTTTGATATATATAAATGGAGACAAAAACAACTTCTTGAAAGTTATAATAATAGATTATCTAACCAAATATTAGATCAACTATTTGAAGGTCTTGTTCCCCAAAATACTTTATTAAATGAGTCTAAATTTTTAAAAGGTCTTAAAGATAAAATAAAAAATACTAAAGCTTTTGCTTCTCTTGTAGGATTAGCTTCTGATTTTAAAAATTCTTCTAAAGCAATAACTTTTGCACTTCGACTAAATGCATTAGGTATTTTACCTAAAAATGAAGCTGAATTACAAGTATTAAAAGATAAACTTGAAGGTAAAAAAACAAAAGTTAATGAACAAAATGAAGCATATAGCAATAAATTAGATTCTGAATTACCACAAGGAGATAAAGATACTGAAGAATTAAAAAACTTTTGGTTTGATACTTTTGCAGGAAAAGCTATAAAAACAGTTTTTGTGTTTTTCATGTTATTCCAAATGAACGCTGCTTCAATAGTAGATACAGTAAAAGCATTATCACCTGATTCACTCCAAACAGTTCAAACTCAAGCTGGAGTAAGTGATATAAATTTAGCAGGAGTATCTAATAAACTAGCAGCAGCAGGATTTGATGATGCACAAATAAAAGATATAATAGCAGGTATAGGAGATATAAAACTAGGAGATATATATAATTTTGGTGGAGATGTTAAAATATTTGTAGATGCAGATGGAAATGTAGAAGTAGAAGTTCCTGATGATATAGAAGATCCAGGTGAATTATCTTCAGAAACTGATAATATAAACCAAGCAGCTGATCAAGGACTAAGAGTTAATATTCAAGGAGACCAAACAGCTAATTTTAGTTTATTTGATTATGGATCTAGTAAATTAACATCAGAAGGAGAAAATGAAGCAGATACTGAAGATGATAAAATTATAGATTATTTACTAAATGGTCAAGATTATTCCGAAACAATAGTTGGGCAGTCAAGTAATACTGGCCCTAATTCAAATTTTGATAATAGTACAAATGAAAGTGATAAATTAGATATAAATAGAGCAAATAGTTTAGCTGATTATGTATTTGATGATATTCAAAAAGGATTAGATGATGCAAATGCTGAATATACTGTTTCAGGAAAAACCATTACATTAGCAGATGGTACAACGTATACTCAAAATGTAGAAGCAGGTCAAAATCCCGAATCATTAACTCAAATAGAAAAAACAGACACTACTGCTACTCAATCAGCTATTAGAGTAGGAGAAGTAGAAACCACAGAACCACCAACAAACGTAGTTCTAGTTGATTTTGATCCTGTAGCAGATCCAGGTACTACAAGTGGTGCACCATTTGTAGCACCATCAGTTTCCGAATTTGGTACTTTAATTAGAGAAGCCCAATTAGCTGTAATTATGGCCTTAATTAAACCAGATCTTTCATTATTCCCCTATCTAAACGATAATAAAGAAAATACACCTTTAGGTGGTTATACACAATCATCTTTTACAAAAATAAAAGATAATGAATCTTTACCTAAAGAAATTAGAGATTTAGCTCAAGCTGTTGTAAATGCTAGAAAAAAACCAGATTCATTTACTTCAAAAATAGCAAATATATTAGGAGTAGAATTATCTCAAAGAGCAAAAGCTCAACAATTAGCTCCAGGTAGTGCTGGTGTAGGACAACAAGCTATAGATTTTAAACCTATAAAAGAGTCATTACATCTTTTTTATGAAATGCTTAATGAGCAATCAGCAATTGATCAATTTTTAGATAGTTCCAATATAAATAAAAATGCGGGACAAATTTTAGCATATTTAGGTAGTATGTATGCCTCTAAGGATAATAAACAAATAGGAATAGTAGACGCAGAAAAATTACCTTCTAATATAAAATCCCAATTAACTAAATCAGGATTTAAAGCTACATCGGTCGGAAGAGATAAAGGAATATATGTATTTATGGACGATAGAACATCAACACCTACACCTGATCCACAACCAGCAGGGGTACCTGATGATGTAAGTCAACCAATACCTTTATCTATAGAAAAAGATAGTAAAATATTTATATCTCCTAAAGATACTCCTGAGTTTCCCAAGGAATTTTATAATACTAAATTCTATAAAGATGCTAATAAAGATGGGTGGATGTTTGTTAATAGAAAAGATAAAGATTTTTTACCTAAAGGAACTAAAGTTAAAACATTTTCTATTGATATGAATAAAATAGAAAAAACAGATTATAAGAAAGTAAAAAATACTCTAGAATAAGATGAAAAATAATAAACTACAAGAAGCTAAACACTATATAGCTAAATTAATAGCTGAACAAGAAGCTCCCGAAGAAACCAAAACAGTAACTGCATTAGCAGATAAATTTCGTGATTTATCTATAAGCATAAGAAAAGGAGAGTATAAAGGACTACAGGCTCAAGAAATTAATACGATAGATGATTTAGTAAATTTTATGCTACAGGGTTCTTCGGAAGGTAATTTTTCAACTACTTTAAATAGAATACAAGCTATATTAAGTAAAAATATTAAGAGTACACCAGATTCATCTGATACCGAACCTGAATTAGATATAGAAGACGAAACAATTTAAAATATGTTATTACAAGAATACAGACAATTTAAAGTAGATAAATTATTAGTAGAACGTTCTATTAAAGAGAATAAACCACTAATGGTATCTGGTATCATTCAGAGAGCAGAGGCTAAAAACCAAAACGGTAGAATTTATCCTAAAGATATTTTAGAAAGAGAAATTAAAAAATATTCTGAAGGACCAGTAAAAGAAAGAAGAGCAATGGGCGAATTAGATCACCCAGAATCTTCAGTAATTAATCTACAAAATGTATCTCATAATATTGTAGAAGTAAAAATGAAAGGAAATGATGTATATGGAAAAGTTGAAATTCTATCTACTCCAGCAGGAAATATTCTTAAAGAACTATTCAGAAATGGAATTACTGTTGGTATTTCTTCTCGTGGAATGGGTTCTGTAAAAGAAAATATGTCTGAAGGGACAGTTGAAGTACAAGATGATTTTGAATTACTTTGTTTTGATTTTGTTTCTACTCCTTCAACACACGGTGCCTTTATGACTCCAACAGGTCTTAATGAAGGTAAAATACGTATACCTGAATACAAATATACTAATGTAAACAATATAATCCGCGATATAATCTGTGATAATACCGGAGTTTGTAAATGTTAAAATCATGAAAGCAACCCAATTAAAAAATATAATAAGAGAATCAATTAAAGAATTGATGAACGAAAATGTAAGCCCTGGACAAACAGTAGCAGTAGCAGTAGCTACTGCTAATATTTCAAACCCCCAAGATGTGCCTTCACCAAACTATGTTGGAGTATCTGGTTTATCTACCCCATTTGGGATAATGTACACCCTACAACCACTTAATGTTCAATATGGTATCCCATTTGCGGTAACAAGTGATGGTTGTGGTTTAGGAACTGTATTCCAAGTAGATACTCAACAACAGGCTAATGCATTTAATTCAGTATTTGATAATTCGATTCATGGGGTATATGTGGAAGTAGGTGCTATTTCTTCTAATGGTGTACTTAATGATCTTAACTCAGACTTTTCTAATCCGGTTAGTCCCAACATTTCTAGTGTACCACAATGTCAGTATGTAGGATCGGGTGGAATAAATGTATCCGGTGCAGGAACACCTAACCTATTAAATAAAGTCTCAACACCACCTGCTGCATTTGCCCCAAATAAAGTCGCTGACCCACAACTTGATCCATCTACTTTACCAGATACATCTGCAAGAGGAGTTGCAAATAGTAGAATGCAAAAACTAGCAAACATTAAACCGAATAGAAAATGAAAAAATCAGAATTAAGAAATATAATTAAAGAGTCAATCAAAGAATTGATCAATGAACAAGGAACAGGACCATTTGATTGGGATGCAGCTTCTCAAAATATAACTTACGTGCCCGCAGGTACAGGTAGAAGAACATTTGTACAGCCCTGTAACCCAAATTTTGGACCTTTTACTCAATCTTATCCTTCTTTTGCATGTGTTACTGTTGATGGGCAAACCCCTCAAGTAGGAGATATAGTAAAGGCTATAGCTGGTACTGGGGGTCCTAATGCTAGTTATAGTGTTGGCGATGCAGTAAGAATTACAACAGTAGAACCATGTGGTGGTCAGTGGAGTGATGGTAATCAAGATACGATCCTAGTTGATTTTGAATCAGATTCATCACCAGCTTGTACTGCTTTAAATAATTCATTAGGAACAACCGGATCTGCAGCTCCTGCTTGTGCAGAAATAGAAGCAGAAGATTGTACTAATCCAGCTATGGGTATGACACAACCATGTGTAACAATAGATGGACAAGTACCAGATCAAAGCTATGTAGGTACCGCAGTAGAAGCTAATAATAAGGCTTACTTAATTAATTCAGTCAGTCCATCAACTAGTGCACCTTTTGGTACAGTAGATTTACCACAAACAGGCGTTCAAGGTTGTCCTGGACAAGGTACATTTGGGATTCAAACAGGTGGTGCAGGATTTAATTACCCACAAGGTTGGGACGCAGGAAATTGGACAAACAATTTTGTTAATATGATTTTAAATCATCCAAACCCATGTAATTTCTTAAATACCCAAATGAATAATTTCCTTAATACATTATTTGCAGGAGTTACCACAGGTAATGTTGGGTTTGATATAAATGGTAATATAACCCCTCCAGTATCTGCTCTTTCCGTTGGTGTATTACAAGCAAATCTATTAATGCAAAAAATAGTAGTGATTTATGAATTATTAGGAATGGTAGGATGTTTGGGATCATCACTAGAAGAACAACGTGTTGATAAGTCATCTATTAAAAACATTAAAATGGATCCAAAAGCTAAAGATGTATTACGAAAAAGCGCAGATAAACTTAAAGGATTAGCTAATAAAAAAGCAAATCCCGCAGTAGATAGAATGCAAAAACTAGCAGGTATTCCTACAGATAAACCAATAGATAAACCTGAAGAAAAATAATAATTTTTTAAAGAAATGTAAAGAGAGTTTGGTTATTCCAAACTCTTTTTATATGTATCGCGGACAATAAAGGTTACAATAATATATAAAATCTCATGAGAGACTAAAATAACATACGGTACTAAAAGTACTTCACAGCACAAGAGTAGTAGTCAGCTGCTCCTGTTTTCAATTAAAACAAGTATTAACTAAAACAAAAATTATGAGAAATTTAATTATGACACTTGCTGTAGCAATCTTAACAAGTTTTGCAGCATCAGCACAATTTA